TGTCCCTTTAAAGGTTGACGAGGACCGTAAACATTGAAATACCTCAAGGTCACGGTTGAGAGTCCGTGCAATTTTGAATACATCTGACATAAAATTTCTGCTGCAACTTTAGATGCTGAGTATGGGTTTAGACAATCAGTGGGCATGTCCTCTTTTAGAGGTGGTGTATTTGCCAAACCATATGAGGATGATGTAGAGGAGTTTACAAATCTTTTTACTCCTGCCTCTGCAGCACATTTCAAAAGATTATTAGTGCCAATATAATTGACATCTAAACACTCATCTGAATTTTTCATGGCAATTTGTATTCTACTAAGTGCTGCTAAATGAAATACACAATCTACACCATCAAATAAAGGTCTTATCTTATCATAATCTCTTATATCTACCTTATGATTATTTGCTGCAGCATACCAGTGGAATGAATCATTACTGATTGCTGACTCGTTGTCTATACAAACAACTTCACTACCATCTCCAAGTAGTCTCTCGACGATGTGAGATCCTATGAATCCCGCACCACCTGTAACTAAACATTTCATGTTGTATTCGATTTTTATCACATACTAATTTATGATACTTTAAATTCGCACTGTACCATTAGTTCTGTCATCGCTGCAAGCATGTTGATTTCTTGGTCTGCTGCAAATGCTGATTGATACTGATACTTTGCAATAATGAGAACCGCTTCTGGTATAGAATTTGGTTTCATACTATCGTATATTGTGTCATAAACTGATCTTAGTATAGCATTCGGATCATTATCAAGATTTTGTACTACCCATTTTCTTACATTTTGAAACTCTTTCTTAGATAAAAAACCTACCAATTCATTAGCATTGCTTGGTTGCAACGCGGTAAGTGCATGAGAACCTATCTCTCCTCCTGCAGAATGTCTTTGACATTCATTCAAAACTCTTCTCCAATCTGGAAAATGTTTATTGATCAAACCAACAAGTATCTTTGGATCGCTTTTGACACCTTCATCATTCAATATTGATTGCAATCTTTTAAAAAATTTTGCTGCTAATTCTTGTCTTTCTTTCCCTCTAATTCCAAACTCGACCACCGAGCATCTGCTGTGGAGAGGTTCAATAATTTTGTTCTTGTAATTACATGTGAAGATGAAACGACAGTTGTTATAAAACGCTTCAATATTAGCACGAAGAAGAAGTTGAACATCGTGAGTAGTATTATCTGCTTCATCAATAATAATTACTTTATGTTTACCAGTGCTTGTCAAAGAGACAGTAGATGCAAAACTCTTTGCTTGATTCCTAACAGTGTCTAGGAATCTACCTTCATCTGAACCATTGATTACATAATAATCAACACCTAATTCATTACATAATGCTTTTGCAACTGTTGTTTTACCAACACCAGGTGGTCCTGCCAATAGTAAATTTGGCAGTTCACCATTCTTTACAAATTCAGTAAATGTTTCTTTAGTTGATTCGGGTAGAATGCATTCTTCAATTGTCTTGGGGCGATATTTTTCAACCCAAAGAAATTCACTCATGATCTAAATTTTTGATTTTGAAGATGTTTGATTTTTGATACTTTTTTATCTTCTTGTATTTTTTCACAATCTTAGATATTTCATCTTTATTGATGCGAAAATTTTCTCGACTACCTTCACTATTCATCGTATGAAGAATCAGGTTCTAAAGCAATGAAGTATGTAAGTTTGTAGTGTGAACTATAAAACTTGGCAAGATTTTTTTTAGAGATCTGAACATGATAACTTCCTATCAATGTTTTTATATTTTCAATCTTGAAATTGAATGAAAATGTATTTGTAGTATTACCTACTGTCAAATTATATTCATTGGAAGTATCATTCTTGCGATCAGATACTACGACCTCTACAGTGTTACCATTACCTACAACAGATAAATCTGGCAATTGCATTATTGAAGATGCTTTCAACAAATTCTTTAGATCCTGTTCTCCTAATGTAAATTCAACATCTACGCTAGGTAGTTCCATTTGTTTTTCTGGAGGTGCGATAATAACACTTGGATCACAAAAGAAAAACTTTGTTTTATTATTTGTTGTTCCTTTGATTGTTGCATGTGTTTGATTGGTAGACACATCTATGGATGGTGTAGCAGTCAATGACAACGTGTTTAAGAACTGTGGAAGGTCATAGATGGCAAACTCGCGTGGTATATACTCATCTATCTCTGCTTCTGCCAATACATTTTTCATCACAGAAATAGTTCTCAATATATTTCCTTCCTTGAAATACAGTGATTGGTTGATTGATGTGAAGTTTTGTAGTATCTTTGTTGTTTTTTCAGATAATCTCATAGGTTCCCTGAGTTTCATAATATTTGGGTATCGTATCTAGCATAACACTATGATTGGATTATGTCAATCGCGTGTTTTATACGTATGCTATCGTGCTAATACCGAACAACAATACAAATGTAAGTGTCCAATAAAATATTCTTGGTATGTATTTTAGTGGTATATGATATTTCATACTGCTCCTGTTAGTCCTACTACAGTTCCTACTATGACAAAAAAACCAAATTCCATAAGAGGATAATAAGGACTGAAAAATACTTTCTTCATCGCTTTTTAGATTGAGGGGTAAAAGTGAAAAGACCTTTCGCTATTAGGCGAATGCTATGTTGCCTACACCAGAGACGATGTATAAAGCAACTACTGATGTGAATAGAATGTGATACATGATGCTAAGCTCCTTGATAAACTGGTGTCATTACGCCACCGCCACCGTCGTCATCGTCGTCGTTGTCAAGTGAGCGTAGAAATAATTCGATAAGAATTAGACCACCTATGGGGTAGAACACCCATAGGATGGCAGTAAGGGGTGAAATACTAACTGTATCTGCTAACCCTATCATACGAAACCAGGAATTAATTGTCCTGTGAAACTGTATGTTACAAGTAATACGATGAATCCCATCATCGCTGCTCTACCTTGTGCTTTTACAAAAATGTCTTTATTGTTCATT